ACTCAAGCCGATACTGAGTGAGATAAAAACCGTCCTCGTTACTCTTGGGACCGCTGCATCTGGTGTCGCTATGGGCTTTGCTGGATTTAAGCTCGCTGATTTAATCGGTCAGTTCGTTCTCCTTGCTCCGCGTATTATCGCTACCACTGCTGCCTTTCTCGCTCAAATACCAGCGGTTATAGCAGCGGGTGTTCAATGGCTCCTCGCATCTGTTCGAGCAACCATCCTGACTGTGGTTATGGCATCACAGATGATCCCAACGCTCATAAGTATGGGTGTGGCCTGGCTTGTGAGCCTTGGTCCTGCACTCTTAATGGCAGGGGCAGTCATTCTCTTGATCGCCATCTTCGCTGCAATGGGTGTCGGTCTCTTCCTGCTCATCCAACGCTTCGGTGGCCTGCACATGCTCCTCAATTTGGGACATGCCATATGGACTGGTCTGGTAGCAGTATTCAATCAGGTAGCGGCTACTGTACGAGGCGCACTGGCTCAAGCTTTCCAGCAGCTCCAGCCCGTTTTCCAGCAAGTCGTTACCGCGTTCAATCAGGCACGCCCTGCCCTGTTGATCTTCGGACAAATCCTTGGGGGTGTGCTTGTAGTCGCTATCGCTATCATCATCGGCGTGCTTCATGGTCTGATCAATGTTATCGGCGTTATTCTCGTTACAGTCATACGGGTAGCAGCGGGCATCATCCAGGCGTTCATGGGCGTGATCCAGTTCTTCCTTGGATTTTTCGCTCTACTGCATGGGCTGGCGACAGGGAATACCGTTGAGATACAAAACGCCTTTGCTCAAATGGGTCTTGGCATCAGGAACATATTCGTCGGCCTGTGGTCTGCTGTATCCTCTATATTCGTTGGTGCCTTCAATGCTATCAGGGGCTTTGTCTCCGGGTTTATAGCAGGCATCGTAGGGTTTTTCGAGCACCTGTCTAGCGTTCTGGTTGGTCACTCGATCATCCCTGACATGCTCCATGCCATCTTGAATGCCTTCATGAGCATCCTGGCAGCCGTGGTCGGTGTGGTTGTTGGCTTTATCTCTAACATCATCGGTCACATCGCATCCTGGGCAGCGAACATGGTCTCCCATGCACAAAGCGCGTTGAGTCAGTTTGGATCTGCCATATCGAACGGCTGGAACAATGCAGTCAATTGGGTGAAGATGGGTGTGGCGAACATGCTCCTAGCCATCGGTATGTGGGAACTAAGCATGATCTCAAAGGGTCAATCTGCCCTTGCACAGTTTGGATCAACCATAAATAATGGCATCAATACTGCTGTGAACTTCATAGCCGGTCTCCCTGGAAAAGCTGTCAGTGCCCTCTCTAACCTTGGCTCGATGCTCTTCAACTCAGGTGCGACAGCGATGCAACAGTTCGCCAATGGCCTTGGCTCTACTATCGGCGCTGTTGTTCAACAGGTCCAGAATGCAGCGGGTCAGGTAGCGAACTTCCTACAGCACGCCAGCCCGGCTAAAATGGGTCCACTCTCTAACGACGACAAGTGGATGCCAAACATGATGAAAATGTTCGCATCAGGCATTAATGATAATGTCCCACTCCTACAGAATGCTGCTACCAAGGCCGCTGGTGGTATCGCATCAGCTCCGTCTACTGCCCGTCTTGGAGCTCCAACCCCCGGAGTTGGAGGTGGCGCTGGTGGCGCTGGCGGAACTACGACTGTCAACCTTGTCCTTGATGGCAATATCCTTGGTCAGGCAGTGATCAATCATGTGACGGGCCAGATGCAGCTCAATGGCGGCGGGAGAGCGTTTAGATAATGGCATTTCAAATACTGCTGGCAGGACAGGACATCACACTCGCATCAGATCAAATGTCCGTCAGTATCCATGATACGCTTGGACAGGGTGCTGGTGCTGGTTCCTCTGGTGCGACTCAGGGACGTGCTGCAACCGTCAAGTTCAACACGTCCCTTGGTCCAATGAATACAGCGGTTGGAGCAGGACAGAAGATCCCGCCTGGCACCCAGAGACTCGTCAGGCAAGGTGAGATCATTGTCAAGGATGCATCAGGCACCATCGTCTTTGGCGGATATGCGACCAAGTTCACGGACACATCGACGAGCATCCTTGGAAAGACCACGCAGAACTTCACGACGGTTGAGGGCATCGACTATTCGACCAGCCTCCAGCGTACGCTTGTTAATGAGGTCTTCTCAGCACAGACTGACATCCAGATTATTAGATACATCATCACGAAGTACGCTGGCTGGATTAACCTGCAATACCTCCCTGCCAACCCTGCATACACATTCCCGATAAAAAATTTTCGTAACCAGACAGTAGAGCAGGTATTACAGACGATTGGCGGCATAACTGGATATCTGGTGTACGTCGATTATCTGAAGAACCTGCACTATGTCGCTCCAACGGTGGCTAGTTCAGCTCCCTTCTCTTTGTCGGATCAACCGAACTTCTACAATACCTTCCCGCACAGTGTCGCTGAGTATCTTGTAGATGACACATCGGCAATAAACCGCGTCTTCTTCTATGGTGGCACGAAGCTCAGTAATGACTTCACCCAGGACGTGAGCCCGATGGCGAACGGGAATAACACCATCTTCCAGTTCGCATACTACCCAACGTATTCCTCTGATGGCAAATACCACGTTACGTTAAACGGCGCGGAGCAGGTAGTAGGGTCAGCAAACTCACAGGGACTAGCCAACACGCTCATTAGTAAGGGCGGAACAGCGCAGGTGCTCGTTGACCCAGGTAGCAAGACCGTGACCTTTGATGTCGCACCAGCAACGGGATCAACCATCCATCTTCTGTATCGCTACTCCTACCCTCTCTCCTTGATGCTGACAGACGAGAACAGTCATAAGTTTTTCGGCAATCCCTACCTCGACGGGTCCATAGACGACAACACGATCTTTGACCTGACCACGGCGATCCAGAGATGTAAGGTTCTCCTCTCTCAACAAAACTTTGGTCTGGTCTCTTTGAAGGTGGACACCTACAAGGCTGGCATCCAGGCTGGCATGATCATCCACGTCAAAAATAGCTTGCGTGGGCTCAATGGCAGTTACATTGTTCAAGAGGTCGAGATCGCGCCTTACGGTGGCGGGAACTTCGTCTACCACCTCTCTCTTGGCGCGTGGAACTGGAACCTGATTGACTTCCTGCTGAAGCTGCCAACACTGGCGACCTTTGCTGATGACCAGGCGAATGAGACACAGGAGACGGTAAACATTACAAGTCTTCTCGTCAATGTGCAGGTGCATGACGCCTGGACGTACAAGACGACCACACAAGGACAGTACTATGCCAGATCAGCAGCCGTGGGAGATGGACATGACGCATTCCCCGGATTTGCCACAATTACAGCCTAGCCCGTTGGGGCATACAGGTGTGTCTATGAATGACCTTCCGCCGCTTAACCACCGGATCTTGGTCGGCGTTCACTGGAGCGTCAAAGAGAGACAGGACGGCCTGTGGGTGCCAGTTCATGACTTCCACAACCTGCTCACGGATTATGGCCTGACTGCCTATGCATCGGCACCAAGCGGTCAATACTCTCCACCGATCTACCTTGTCATAGAGCAGTCTACTGTATCAGTGTACAGTGTGGCGAACCCCGGAGACACCTCGATACAGCTCAGTGGAGATCCGACAATCGCTGGAGACACACAGATCGTTCTATCGGTCGGCCTGTCCAACGAAGAGACCGTTACATTCACCAGCATCGCAGGCTCATCACCAACTATCGCTACCCTTTCTGCTCCGCTCGCTAACGCCCATGCTTCAGGTGATCCGGTGGTGCGAGGGGTTGTCCACACAGATACAATGTCTGCTGTTCTCTCCGAAGCTCAATATGATCCAACGTTCAACCCAGGCAACAGAATGCCAATGACATCGGCCTACTCTCCTGGGGTTGGTCAGAATACGATGCAATTTTTCTTCTCAGGGGCGACACTCACCAACCAGATGTTCGCGCATGTGGGGCTCACCGACCAGCCAAAGATAGGGACGATCACCTCCAACCTGCACAATTATGCATCGCTTGGCTACAACCACACCAACGTAAATGACCTGGAGATTGACGTGACCTATACTTTGCAAACCTTCTAGTTGGGAATAAAATCATGCCTTTAAGTGTTAGAATGAATGGGTCTAGTGCGCCTAACATCATCCAGGCCCAATGGTTCAATGACTACCACGACTTGCTTACTGGTATCATGCAGGACCAGGAAGTCACAGTCAAGAACCTTCTGATCCTCCAGGCCATAAGT